AGAATGCCACAATAGTGGCCTAGACATAAGGAGAAAAAATGGCAACGACGACGAACTATGGCTGGACAACTCCAGACGATACAGCTCTGGTCAAAGATGGCGCATCGGCGATCCGTACACTCGGATCATCAGTGGACACTTCGTTGAAGTCACTGTCACCGGGAACGACAGCCGGTGATATCGATTACTACACATCCAGCACAGCAAAATCCCGAATCGGTATTGGCTCATCTGGCCAATTTTTATCTGTAAGCGGTGGAGTGCCGGCTTGGGTCGCAGCACCATCTTCAGCACTAAACATCGCACAAGTAGCAACTGCAACAATGTCTGGAACTACCGTCACAATTTCAGGATTGACTCAGGATTACATTCAAGTGGTTTTCGCACCTGTAAACTGGGCAACCGCTAATGGTCAATTGAGAATTAGATTAAATGGTTCCTCATCTGCCGTTTACGCACAAGCGGCTGGCTCATTTAACACTCAAGCAACGCCAGCCACTACGACAACATTTGGAACAACAAACTCAGAAATTCGCATGCAAGGAAATACGAATGGCGGGCCTAACGATACAATTTCTGTTTATGTTTTAACTTTAACAAATTGCAAAGCGGCTGGATTTACAAATTTTGCATGGACGGCTGGCTTTACAGGTTCAGGCGGTTTTAGCACTTTTGTATCAGGAAGCGGCATTTTTAAAACAGCCGCACAAATTACATCTATCGAGGCTACTGTAAGCAGTGGTACGGCTTTTCAAGGCGCATCTTCTTACACAGTATACGGAGCATAAAAATGAATGAATTTAAAATGGAACACAATATCGAAACAGGCGAAATTATTGAAATTCCTTTAACTGATAAGGAAATCAAAGAATTAGAAGAATTGCGCGCTAAGGCAGCAAAAGAACAAGCAGCATTCGAAGCGGCAAAGGCAAAAGCCGAAACAGACAAGGCTGCTCTTTTGGCTCGTCTTGGATTAACCGAAGATGAAGCTAAGCTCTTGCTTTCATGATGTATCCAATTGGCACAGCTGCTCGACTCATCGAAGTGGCACTGGCAGAAGTCGGCACCGTTGAAGAAGGCGACAATCTGACAAAGTACGGCAAATTCATGAAAGCCGACGGCTTGCCATGGTGCGGATCATTCGTCAATTGGTGCGCGGATCAAGCTGGAGTCAAGATTCCATCAATGGTCTCAACAGCTGCCGGAGCTAATAAATTAAAAGATATTGGCCGATGGATTACAGACAAGCCGCAAGTCGGAGACTTATGCTTCATGGATTTTCCGCATGATGGCATCGACCGAATCTCGCACATCGGCATCGTCGTCAAAGCTGGAGTCACTTCTGTAATCTGCGTTGAAGGCAACACATCCGGCACCGGAGATCAACGTAATGGCGGAATGGTCATGATTAAGCGTCGCAACATTGGAAAAGAAATTGTGGGCTTCGGTCGTCCGAAGCTTGTCGCCTACTCGGGAGAATTGCCAGCTGTGGAGATTCCAAATGAAGCTCCCAAGAAAGGTAACAAAAAGAAATGAAACAAATCCAAGCAATCGCAGCATCGTGGCTTCGCTCATTCTTAGCCGCATCACTGGCCGTCTACATGGCCGGAGTGACAGATCCGAAGACGATTGGCATGGCTGGTCTCGCAGCTGTACTGCCGGTCATTCTCCGCTTCTTGAATCCATCAGACGCATCATTCGGGATCTCAAAGGGAAAGTGATTCCGAAAGCACTGGCGGCGGCGATTGGAATGGGGCTAGTCCTTTCGCTGTCGTCGTGCGCTTACCAAGGATGGACTCGATATGACTGCCAACTCTTTGAAAACTGGAAAGCTCCAGAGTGCAATCCGCCGCAGTGTAAAGCAACCGGTATATGTACGACGGACATCTTCGGATATGATCCAAGTGAAATCGTCACGCCGCTACACAAATGAGCAGCTTAAAGCTCGGCTCATCGTATTCATCGGAGTCGTTTTAGCTGCCACATTCTGCTTCTCAGTCTTCGGAATGCTGTACGCGCTGATCTTCGTCACTCAGCCACTGGGAGATCAAGCTCCGAATGACAGAGCATTTATCGAGCTTCTTTCAACGCTCACCATATTCTTGACTGGAGCTCTTGGCTCAGTCTTGGCATCGAATGGACTCAAAGACAAGCCAAAATCGCCAGAAGACACGCCGAAAGTCGAGCGCGATTCTTGACGAAGCCAGCTTCATCCGTCACGCTTCTTGCAGGGAGCTGAAGTGCAGCTCTCAGATTCGGGAGCAGTAAAATGACAACATTCGAATTCGTGCAGATGTGGATCTGCATCATTCTTCTCATGGGATTGGCCTTAATAATTGGCTACTCCATCGGACTCAAAGATGGCCAGCGTGAAGGCTACTTGCGCGGCCGTGCAGTATCACGCCACATCGCAAGCAAGGAGTCAGCACGATGAGCTTCTTAGACGGATATGAAGACATCGCAGCTCGCATCACTAGATTCCAGAAGACTCATCCAACCGGACGCATCGAGACATCAATCATCGACTTCTCTGCAAAAGAAGGCTACATACTCGTAGAAGCTCGCGTCTATCGTGAGCACGAAGATACGCTGGCAGCTGGCATCGATTACGCATTCGGGCACGTCTCGACTTTCAATACTCAAATGAAAAAATGGTACGTGGAAGATACGGTCAGCTCTGCAATTGGACGCAGCTTAAATCTTGTACTTGGTGCTATTAACTTGCCGGAAGGCGTATCGAATGCACGTCCGACTCGTCAGAATATGGAACAGGTGGAGCACTCGACTCCGGTGATTGACGTTGATCCATGGGCAATCTCAAAAGACATTGGAATGCCGAATATCGGATCAGCAATTGAAGCAATCACGGACAAGATTGGAGCTGAAGTTTTGGCCGAAGCTCCGCGCTGCGTCCACGGTACTCGCGTGTGGCGTGAAGGTGTCAGTCAGAAGACTGGCAAAGCATGGGCGAATTTCAGCTGCACAGAGAAGAGCAAAGCTTCTCAATGTGATCCGCTCTGGTACGTCATGACAAGCGGTGGCTCATGGAAACCACAGATCTAGCATGGGCGCGGTCGAAGCATTCGGAATCGGTGAGTGGGATTACTGCGACAGTTGCTCAAAGCCAACACCTAAGAGCGAAGGCGTCATGGAGCGGATTGACCAGCAAGACATTCTCTTCTTCTGTCGGGAGTGTGCCAAGTGAGATGCTTCTTCAAGCACGTCTGGATTTACATCACGGACAAGTCCGACCATCAATGGAAAGAGTGCGTCAAGTGCGGAGTGATTCGATGAAGTACAAATCGACTCAGAAGATGCAGCAGCTCTGCCACGTTGCAGCTCTGGCCAGACTATGCGCCACAGAAGAACAGATCATGGGATCAGAGCCACGCTATAACAGAAGCTTGAACTTCCACGAAAGAGTCACAGAGCTCGCGCAAGCTACAGAAGCAGAATGGATCGTGGCCAACTATCTCGGCTATGAATTCAATCCATTCAAAGACACGATGAAGACTCAAGCTGATGTGGGAGACAAATTCGAAGTCAAGCATACAGAGAACGGATTTCATCTCATTATCTATCCGAATGACAGGATCACAGATGTGGCAGTGCTGGTCACTGGCAAGTCTCCAGAGTTTCATATCATCGGATGGATTCCGGTCGCCATGGCCAAGCGTCCACGCTTTAAGAAGGCGACTCAAGACTCATGGTGGGTCAATATGCGCGATCTGCAACCAATGGAAAATTTAGTTAGGAGCTCTTATGGAGCAGCTGCGCTATGAATGCCGAATAGAAAAGAAGATACAGAATCATGGCGTCTTGACTGAATTCAATCTTGGCGATGACCATCTCTGCGTCCAATGTCTTGGATGTGGCGTGATTGGTGTGGTCAGTAGAGCGGATGCACAGTGATGGCGGACTATGACTTCAGATGTGAGATGTGTGATTCTCGAATGACAATCTCTCGACCAATCACGGATCAACTCAGTCGCGATCCATATTGCGAGAGCTGCATGATTCCAATGAAACGAATCTGGTCAGCTACTCCGGCAATCTTCAAGGGCAAAGGATGGGGCGGAAGCAAATGAATAGTTATCAACAGCCTGTGGATAACCTATATCCGACACGCCGGAATCCCGTTCAAGTTATCCACAGAATTGCTATGCGCTTGACTTATCCGGTACGCTGTCATCGCGTAAAGCGAGCCGCTGAGGCGGATAGCTCGCAAGCGCGAATGCAGCTAAGGCCACTCTTATGCCTATTGATAGGCGTTGCATTACAAACGACGATACCAAGTGCGCAAGCTGTAGGCACAAAGACAGACGCCGATCACTATAAGCTCTATGCACATTCAAGGATCATCAGCTGGTCAGAGACTCGATGCTTCATAGCTCTGATAGATAGAGAGAATCGACACTGGAATCCAAGTGCACGAAACGGCTCACATTTCGGAATTGGCCAGATGCGAAATACAAAATACAGAGAGCTTGATGGATACCGTCAGATCGACTGGACGCTTCGCTATATCGCAGGACGATACTCCACTCCATGCAAAGCGTGGGAATTCTTCAAAGCGAATGGATACCATTAGGCCATGACAATGCACAGCCAGCGCAAGTCCAACTCAACACACTGGAAGAAGATACGACTGCGCATACTTCAACGTGATGGCTATGAATGCTATTGGTGCGGAGCTGATGCAACGACGTGCGATCATGTCATTCCAGTGGCAAGAGGTGGCACAGATGAGCCGGACAACCTTGTCGCAGCGTGTAAGAGATGCAACTTCTCACGTCAAGACAAGATGCCAGATGAATTCATTCTCGCTCAACGCGCGAAGGCTTCGAATTTTTTAGGACGTGATTCCAC